GACTCATTTATAAACAGACAATTAGAACTTATTCTCATCCCAAAAACAAACACATACTTTTCTTTAAGAGATTGTTTGACAAAGAATGATGTCATTTCAAAGGTACTAATGTGGTGTACTAGGGATATATCCAAAGCTAGACCTTATCAACAACAAAAGCGAAATATCGACTTTTATGTAGATAATCGCACACGTTTAGAAAAATATTTAGGTTCAAATATTAATGTAGATGTGGTTTATAATTGCTTAGGAAATGGAATTAACAAAGAACTCACACACAGATTTATCGAGAGTGGTTTTGATATGGATTTACTTTATAAGGAGGTCACAGAGTGAAACGACCAGAACAATACCCATCTGGATACTTCATTCCTGAACTTATTGAAGATGAAGATATTATCTTCAATAAAGACAGTGAATATCACAAGCAGAAGAAAAAAGAAAAGAAAAATCCCATTTTTAAAAGAAATAAGTCCAAAAATAGATGGGCGCTTTGAGGAGGTAAAAGAATGAACCTTACGCTAAATAGCACAATTGGAGACTTAGTTTTGGCAATCGGAAAAATTATCGTTGAGTCTGACGGTAAAACCAATACAGCGATGCTGGAGATACCTGATCAAGACTTTTACTTAGAAATTGCCGTCAAATTAAAGGAGGTCACAGAATGAAGCGTTTTATCGCTATCTGGATCTTACTATCTGCTGGATTGAATATCTGGCAGATGGACAGGATTCGAGATTTAGAAGAGAAGAAGCCGATGGTTATCTATCGAACGGATAACGCAGGCGCTGAGATTTTTGGTAAAGTCGTCGAGAAAGGACGGCATGGGAAGCTATATACAGTGACTATCAGAGATTACGGGATTTTTGTAGTTACGAAAGAGCAATTTGAGAAAATCAAAGTAGGGGATGAGGTGATGTTATAATGGACGATATTTTACAAGCTTTAGCGAAAATGCTGAATATGACAGTTGATGAAGTAAGTTCTTTGCTTACAACATTTAAAGGGAACGCACCACAGATTTATGAAACGCTTTTAAGAGAAAAGATGTTTTACGATGTATTTATTTTTTTTGAAAATCTTTCACTCATGATGCTCATTGTTTCTTTGATAATTTTAGTTATTTCAATTTATTTTTATCATTTTTATAACGCGGACGATGTCAGTGGCTGGGATGTCCCTAAAGGAAAAACTAAAGAAGCTTTCAAGTCGGAACTGATTGAAAATAATAAGAGGAAATTTAAACCGTTTTTAAAACTCAGCTATATTACTTCAAGTGCAAGTTTGGCAACTTTTGTTGTAGCAGTCGTTTTGAAAATAATACTTTCTCAGAATTATATATTCATCGTGAATGAAATTTTACCAAGATTAACAAATAGATAGGAGTTATCATGAACACACTAAAAAATGTCAAACAATGGTTTATTGACCGTGACCTTGAAAACGGTGGACGGCTGGACAAGCAGTCTTTGAAACTCAGTGAAGAGTTCGGTGAGTTGTGCGCAGGCTATCTCAAGAAGAATGAGAAACTGACCAAGGACAGCATAGGAGATTGCGCAGTCGTGATTGTCGGATTGGCGTTGCTGATAAAAGAGGATGTGCAGGAGATTTTTAAAACGTTAGAAATTGATAAAGATGTGATGACATGCTTTAGTTTCTTAAATAAAAATATAAGCGAATTTCAAGTTTATCAAGATTTTTCTGCTAGGGATATTCCTAAATTACATCTGGAACGTATAATTGGCTGGCTAAAATCAATCAGCAATGCACTTGGTTATGATTTTGAAGAATGTTTCGAACTGGCATACAACGAAATCAAAGACCGAAAAGGTCGCTGGATAGATGGGACGTTTGTCAAAGAGGAGGATTTGGGATGATACCAAAGTTTAGAGCGTGGTTGAAGAAAGCCAGAAAGAATCTTGACTGGCTTATCGAGGAGATGGAGCATGAGTGAATACGCATTGTACGAAGGCGACACATCCATTACTATGGGGACACTTGCGGAGATCAGCAAAGAAACAGGAATTGCTGAACGGATGTTAAAGTATTATACTTTTGCATCTACGCAAAGAAGAAATCCGAATGGTAGGGCTGTCGTAAAGATTGAGGTGGATGATGAATAGAGAAGATAAGACTTTTTCAGAACAACTACGAATGTGGCGAAAATCAAAAGGTTTAAAAAGAGATGAAGCTGGAACCATTTTGGGTGTTGCAGCAGAGACAATTGGCAAATGGGAAAGAGGAGCAGTTCCAAAAGATAAATATAAAGCGCATATCTGTGAGGTGCTAGGTATAAGTATTTCTGATTTATTCGTAGACAACACAAATAGTTTCGCTTCAAAAATAAAAGCAGAGCGATTGAAACGTAGAATGACTACTAAGGATGTGGCTGATAAGTTGGGTTATGCTCAGGCATCGATATGCAACTGGGAACGAGGGGCAGCGATATCTAAATATGCGATGGAAGATATCAGTACGTTCTTTGGAATTGAGGTCCAGAAAGGAAACAGAACTCAATGAATAAGAGAATCAGGAAAAAGAGAGCCAAACTTCTACTACAGGAAAAGCAAGCAGAATTAGACAAACAGCTACGGAAATTAAGTCCCGAAGAAATTCAAGCTATAACTAAAATGATTGACCAGGCAATTTCTAATATTCGCAAGGCTTTCTCTCAGATATTTGATAACTTGTTTACATTTTTTAAAAACTTGGAGGTGGAAATTGAAAAAATTGAGCGACGAAGAACTCAAAACGTTAGACAGAGAACTTTTCAAATTTCAAAACATACAACGCACAATAGACTTAAGAAGGCTAGAATTAGAAACCAGAAACCCAGATGCCCAAAGTGGGCCTACTGTAGGAATAAGCAAACCTACCGAAACTATCGCAATCAGAATCGCGGATGATCCGACTTTAAAATTTCTTGAAGGATTTAAAGGAATTATTAATAAACTCTTGAATAATCTAGTGGATGAGGATATGGAAATCTTTAATCTACGCTGGAGATACCCTCAACTGAGATGGGAAGAAATCGCAGAACAGAAATTCATGAGCAGAGCTACCATATATCGGCGTAGAAGGATTATCTTAGAACAGTACGCTATTTTGAAAGGTGAGTTGTAAATAAGAATGAGACAAAACACTACTTGAACTCTCACTGAAAACAGTTTATTATGATAGCATGAACTTCTGAAACAAAAACACACATCACACTTGAGGAGTCATCCTTAATTCTATTCAAACAAGTTGTCCAACAGAAGTATCGTCAAGAGTCAGCAAATGCTGGCTTTTTGTTTTGGGAAAGGAGGTAAAACATGGAATTTGTATCACCGATAAAAGATAATGATGATATTCAGGCAATGAAGGATTATCTCAAAGAGTGGAATGAGATGTACTACATGCTATTCATTACTGGTCTTAATACTGGCTTGCGAGTCGGAGATATACTTACATTGAAAGTTAAAGATGTACAAGGTTGGCACATAAAGCTGAGAGAACGGAAGACTGGCAAGCAGATAACAAGACGGATGACGAAAGAACTCAAGAAAGAAATGAGGAGATATGTCGAAGGCAAACCATTTCATCATTTCTTATTCAAGAGTAGGCAAGGTCAGAATAAAGCAATCACTCGTGAGAGAGCCTATCAAATCATCCACGAAGCTGCTGAAGAACTCGGCATTGATAATGTTGGCACGCATACAATGCGCAAGACATTCGGCTATAAATATTACAACAAGACAAAGGACGTAGGAACATTACAGAAGATGTTCAATCACTCATCACCAGCGATAACGCTTAGATACATAGGAATTGAGCAAGCAGAGCTTGATGATGCGCTACGGAACTTTGTCATTTAATTTTTTTAGATATTACTTTCACATAATGAGTTAAGCATAAACTGAAAAAGCGAAACGCTTTAAAACCTATGATTAGTAAGGGTTTGAGATTTAAAGTGAGTTTAACAAAATATAAGATATGTGAAAGTGAGAGGTTAAATTGGTCTAGGTTTAAGGAGTCTGAAAATGATAATTGATGCTATACGATATACTCTTCAAAATCCTGATGGAGTGTTTTGGAAAGAAAATGATTACCACAAACAGAAAGAATTAGAATTAAGGAATCCAATCCTTTCATCAACTGACACACCAGTTGATTGGGCTGTGTTACTCAAAAAAGAAAATCAAGAAAAATAAAATGAGACAAAAGACATCTTGAAGTCTCACAAAAAAAGGTTTATTATGATAGCATAGATTTCTTGTATGAGAGGGGATAGGTCAAAGGCCTGTCCTTTTGTTTTGCAAAGGAGCATATATCATGTACAACAAACCAGTCAGACAAAGCTTGAAGACAAGGAAGTGGTACAAGTTCCGTGATAAGGTCATGAGACAACACGATTACCTTTGCCAAGAAAGTCTGAGATATGGGCAGTCAGTTCCAGCTGAAATGGTTCATCATATTTACCCAGTGTCTGAGTATCCAGAGTTGGAATATGTATCTTGGAATTGTTTGCCGCTAACCAACCGTAAACACAATACGTTTCATGATCGCAACAACGATAAGGTAATCGGAAATGGAATTTATTGGCAGAAGAAAAGAAAAAAAGAATTTTTAAATTTTTTTAAAAACAAAAATGAAAAATGAAAAAAATTTTTTTATCCCCCCACTTCAAAAAATTTTTTTCGAAGCCTCTGGGAACCGGTGAAGGGAACTTTTTCCAAG